CGATCCTGCAATCGCATCTGTCGAAGGCGGAGAAAACCATTACGACAATTTAGCTGAACATTTACCTGATGATGTATTAGGAAGATTAGGTTCAACACTTTATCAAAATTACCAAGACTATAAAAATTCTAGAAAAGATTGGGAAAGATGTTACAGAGAAGGTTTAGATTTATTAGGATTTAAATACGATCAAAGAACAGAACCGTTTCAAGGTGCATCAGGCGCAACTCACCCTGTACTAGCTGAAGCTGTAACTCAGTTTCAAGCATTAGCTTACAAAGAATTATTACCAGCAGAAGGTCCAGTTAGAACACAAATTTTAGGTGTGCCTACTCCAGAAAAAGAACAACAGTCTCAAAGAGTAAAAGATTTTATGAATTACCAAATAATGGAAAAGATGAAAGAATATGAACCAGATTTTGATTCAATGTTATTTCATTTACCGTTGGCAGGATCTGCTTTTAAAAAAGTATATTATGATGAAGCTACTTCAATGGCTTGCTCTAAATTTGTTCCTGCGGATGATTTGATTGTTCCGTATACAGCTACCTCATTAGACGATGCGGAATCAATCATACATCGAGTACAAATTTCTGAAAATGAATTAAGAAAACAACAAGTTGCTGGTTTCTATAGAGACATAGAATTGAAACCAGGGTTAATGAACGAAACTGAAGTAGAGAAAAAAGAACGAGAACTTGAAGGACAAACTAAAGGTAGAGAAGAAGATATTTTTAATTTGTTAGAGTGTCACGTAAATTTAGATCTTGAAGGTTTTGAAGACATGGGTGAAGACGGTGAACCAACAGGAATTAAAATGCCTTACGTTGTAACTGTAGAAGAAAACTCAAGAGAAATTTTATCAATCAAAAGAAACTACGAAGTCGGTGATCCATTAAAGAAAAAAATAGATTATTTTGTACATTTCAAATTTTTACCAGGTTTAGGTTTTTATGGTTTTGGTTTAATCCATATGATTGGTGGTTTATCAAGAACAGCAACAGCTGCTTTGAGACAACTACTAGATGCAGGAACATTATCTAATTTACCTGCTGGATTTAAACAAAGAGGAATCAGAATTAGAGATGATGCACAATCTATACAACCTGGAGAATTTAGAGACGTAGACGCACCAGGCGGAAATATTAGAGATGCATTTATGATGCTTCCGTTTAAAGAACCATCGCAAACACTCTTAGCACTTATGGGCGTCGTAGTACAAGCAGGTCAAAGATTCGCTTCAATAGCAGATCTGCAAGTAGGTGAGGGTAATCAACAAGCGGCAGTGGGTACGACAGTAGCTTTGTTGGAAAGAGGAAGCAGAACAATGTCTGCTATTCACAAAAGAATTTATGCAGCCCTAAAACAAGAATTCAAATTAATGTCTAGAGTTTTCAAGTTATATCTACCACAAGAATATCCTTACGATGTTGTTGGCGGTCAAAGAATGATTAAACAAACGGACTTTGACGATAGAGTAGATATATTGCCAGTTGCGGATCCCAATATTTTCTCACAGACACAGCGTATTTCCCTCGCACAGTCGGAACTGCAGCTGGCTCAATCTAATCCACAAATTCATAATTTGTATCAAGCGTATAGAAATATGTATGAAGCGTTAGGCGTTAAAGATATTGATAAACTTTTAAAACGACCACAAGTTCCCACACCGAAGGACCCAGCGTTAGAACATATTGACTCTCTCGCTGGGAAACCATTCCAAGCTTTCCCTGGTCAAGACCACAGAGCACACATAACTTCGCATTTAAATTTTATGGCAACAAACATGGCCAGAAATAATCCGATGATTATGGCTTCGTTAGAGAAAAACTGTTTTGAACACATTTCTTTAATGGCACAAGAACAAATTGAAGTAGAATTTAGAAAAGAGATGCAACAAATAATGGCTATGCAACAGAATCCACAAGCAATGCAGAACCCTCAAATGCAAATGCAAATGAAAATGATATCTGAAAAGATTGAAGCAAGAAAAGCACAACTAATTGCTGACATGATGGAAGAATTTACTAAAGAAGAGAAGAAAATTACATCTCAATTTGACAATGACCCTATTGCTAAACTAAGAGCAAGAGAATTAGACCTTCAAGCACAAGAAAATCAAAGAAAACGTGAAGAAGGAGAGGAAAGAATCAACCTTGATAAGATGAGAGCGATGATGAATCAACAAAACCAAGATGAAAAGCTTGAACAAAACGAAGATTTAGCACAATTAAGAGCTGATACGTCAATTGAGAAGACAATCTTGTCAAAAACAATTCCTAGCCCAGTAAAAAGGTGACAATTTTTTAAAAAAAGAGTAAAGTAAATAACAAAGGAGCTAATATGGCAGAAAAAAACAAAAAAGACCTTAACCAAGAAATGTTTACGAACAAAGATGGTTATGTTGAAGGTGGAATTGAAATAGAAACTACAAATCCAACTGAAACACAAGATGCAGAAGTTCAAGGTCAAGGAAAAATTTTAAAAGAGAAAAAAAGAACAGCTAAGTGGTATTAGTATGTGGTTATCGGCAATTAAATTAGCCGTCTCTGCTGGTAGTAAAATTTACGCTAACAAGCAGAAGACTAAAATGGCAATGTCTGATGCACAGCTTATGCATGCATCAAAAATGGCCCGTGGTGAGGAAGCTTACCAAGGAAAACTTTTAGAGTCGAGACAATCCGACTGGAAGGACGAGGCAGTATTAGTAATCCTAAGTTTGCCAATCGCAATTTTGGCCTGGGCAGTGGTATCGGACGATCCGACTGCGATGGACAAGGTAAAACTGTTTTTTGAGATGTTTTCAGAACTTCCGAAATGGTTTACAAATTTATGGATACTTGTAGTAGCAAGTATTTATGGTATAAAAGGAACACAAATATTTAAAGGAACAAAAAATGGCAAATAGAAGATACAACACACAAACTAGAAAAAAATTCGCTGGAGGATCTTTCCCAGATCATTCTGGAGATGGTAAAATTACTAAAAAAGATATTCTTATGGCAAAAGGTGTAATACCTAAACCTAAAAAGAAGAAAAAAAATAAAACGGTAAAAGCATAATGGCAAAACTTTGTGCAAAAGGTAAATCAGCAGCGAAAAGAAAATTTAAAGTATATCCTAGTGCTTATGCAAACATGTATGCATCAGGTGTATGCTCTGGTAAAATAAAACCAGGCGGAAGAAAAAAAGCTGCTTCTGGTGGACCTATACAAATGGCTGGAATGGCTAGAAAAAGAAGAGCTGGTTGTGCGTAGGTATTACTCAGAAGGCGGATTAAGAAAATGGGTGAAAGACAAATGGGTAGACATTGGAGCACCGAAGAAGGACGGCAAGTATCAACCTTGCGGAAGATCGAAGGGGAGCAAAAGAAAATATCCGAAGTGCGTACCACTTGCAAAAGCCACACGAATGTCAAGCTCGCAAAAGGCGAGTGCTGTCAAACGAAAAAGAGCAGCCGGTAATCCAGGCGGTAAACCTACAAACGTTAGAACTTTTGCTAAAGATGGCGGAGCACAATACACAGGACCAGCAATTAACTCTACATACGCAGGTAAAAAACTAAATAATTCATCTTACACAAAATATTATAAAGGAATGATTTAATGAGAAAAGACTTTGCAAAAGGTACTTCCATTCCTAGAACTAAAAAAAACTACAGACCTACAAAGTCTGGAGCGGGTATGACTCGAGCCGGTGTCGCTGCCCATAGAAGAGCAAATCCCGGTTCTAAACTAAAAACAGCCGTGACTGGTAAAGTGAAAAAAGGGTCAAAAGCTGCAAACCGACGTAAGTCGTACTGTGCAAGAAGCGCAGGTCAATTAAGAAAATCGTCAGCTAAGACACGTAATGATCCTAATTCTCGAATCAGACAAGCACGGAGAAGATGGAAATGTTAAATGCACGATATAGAACTAATCACTAAAATACAAAGACAGTTAAAAGATCTCTACCAAAACATTGGTGACTCAATGGTTAGTGGAGGAGTTGACAACATGGAAAAATACAAGTATATGTTGGGACAGGCACATGCCTACCAATATATTTCTCAGGAAATCTCTAACCTGCTAAACAACAAGGAGCAAAAAGATGAGCAAGGAACAGTTATCGACCTCGACAAACGAAGTCCCAAAGCATAAAAACGCTTTGGAAGAAAAGTATAAAGAACAACCAGTTGAGTCTATAGAAGAAGCAAAAAGAGTAGATGAAACTAACGTATCAGATATTAAAGATGAATTACCACAACCATCAGGTTGGAGGCTTTTAGTTTTACCTTTTACACCAAAAGAAAAAACTAAAGGTGGTATTATCATTGCACAAGAATCTTTAGACAAAGCACGGATCGCAACAAACTGTGGTTATGTTGTAAAGATGGGACCAATGGCTTACGGAGATAAAGAAAAATTTCCAACAGGCGCTTGGTGTAAAACAGGAGATTGGGTGATTTTTGCAAGGTACGCAGGATCACGATTACCAATAGAAGGCGGAGAAGTTCGTCTTCTTAACGACGATGAGGTTTTGGGTACTATTAAGGATCCAGAATCTGTATTGCATTACATTTAACATAGGAGGAAACTATGCAAGAAGAAAATAAAAATGACGTGCCTATGGTCGATATTGATAACTCTGGAGAGGATACTGAAGTTATTCTTGAGAATCCAAAATCAGAAGTTGAAGTAGAAACCAAAGAAGAATCTAGCCCCGCGCCGCAAGCTGAAGAGAAAGTAGAAGCGAGTGACGAGAAGCCAGAAGCTACTCAGGAAGAAAAACCTGAAGAGAAGAAAGAAGAATTAGAAACGTATTCAAAAGACGTTCAAAGAAGAATATCTAAACTTACGAAGAAGTGGAGAGAAGCAGAGAGACAAAAAGATGAAGCTTTGTCTTTTGCTAAAAACCAAAAAGAACAAAAAGAAAAACTTCAAAAGAAATATTCTTCAGTTGAGCAAGCAGGTGTTAAAGACAGAGAAGAGAGAATTAAATCTGGCTTACAAGCATCAGCAGCAAAACTAGCAGCAGCGAAAGAAGCAGGAGATCTTGCAGCAGAAGTTGAAGCTAGTAAAGATATTGCTAGACTTGGATATGAAGAAGCAAGACTAAATGAAGCAAAAGCAGCATATGAAGATATGGCTAAAGCTGAACCAACACAGAGAGAAATACCTAGAGTATCTCCTCAACAAACTGCGCAAGCAGACCCTAAAGCAGAAGATTGGGGTTCAAGAAATAAATGGTTTGGTACAAATACAGCTATGACATACACTGCATTTGATCTACACAAAAAACTAGTGGATGAAGAAGGATTTGACCCTCAGACGGACGAATATTATACGGAAATAGATAAAAGAATAAGACTTGAATTTCCGCAGAAATTTGATACAACTGATGGTAAGGTTCAAAATGATACGACCAAACCGACACAAATAGTAGCTTCAGCGAAGCGAAGTGTAAACAGATCTGGTCGCAAAACCGTGAGACTCACACCTTCTCAGGTTGCTATCGCTAAAAAATTAGGAGTGCCATTAGAAGATTATGCAAAACAATTAAAAATCACGAAGGAGGTATAGCATATGGAAAATGATAAAATGAAGACCCCGCGTGCGAGCCAGTCAAGGGAAAAAGATACAAGACCTAAGACGTGGACTCCACCATCTAGCTTAGATGCACCACCTGCGCCAGACGGATTCAGGCACAGATGGATACGAACTGAAGTTTTAGGATTTGACGATACTAAAAACATGTCAGGTAAAATGAGATCCGGATGGGAATTGGTTAGAGCCGATGAATATCCAGACTCAGAGTATCCACAACTGAAAGACGGTAAATACGCAGGAGTCATAGGAGTTGGAGGCCTAGTGTTGGCTAGGATACCAGAGGAGATCGCCAAATCTCGAGAAGCTTATTTTGCTCAGCAAACTAAGGACAGAGACGACGCAGTAAACAACGATCTTATGAAGGAGCAACATTCAAGTATGCCGATCAATAGTGAGAGGCAAACTCGTGTAACTTTTGGTGGTACGAAGAAATAATTTCTTTGTGATATCAAGATACATATAACATTAACCCGTAAATCTGCGGATAGTAGATTTACTAAAGGAGAAAAAACATGGCAAACAAAGACGCTGCTTTCGGACTGAGAGCAATCGGAAAAGTTGGTCAGAATAGAGACAACCAAGGGTTAAGTGAATATGGTATTGCAGCAAGTTCAACTGCGATTTACCAAGGTGATCCCATAATGATGGCAGCCACTGGTAAAATCATAGTAGGAACAGCAGCTGCAACATTATTAGGTTCACTTAACGGTGTTTTCTTTACTGATGCAACTACAAGTAAGCCAACATATGCTAATCACCTTAACGGTTCTAACACTGCATCAGACATTGTTGGATTCGTAAGTGATGACCCTTATGAAAGGTTTGAAATCCAATCTGACGCTGCATTAGCAGTTGCAGAAATTGGAATGAACGCTGATATAGTATACGCAGCTGGCTCTTCGCCAAACTTCGTATCTAAAGTGGAATTAGATCATTCTGATCTTAAAACTGCGACAGCTCAACTAAGAGTGATCGGGATTTCAAAAGATCCAGAAAATAACGAAGCGGGCGCGGCAGATACCAACGCAGTAGTTATTATCAACGAACATTTCTTGAAAGGAACGGTAGGTATATAATTATGGCTATAAGTAGAGGACAACTAGTTAAAGAACTAGAGCCAGGTTTGAATGCACTATTCGGACTGGAATATAAAAGATATGAAAATCAGCACGCTGAAATTTTCGACACAGAAAACAGTGACAGAGCTTTTGAAGAAGAAGTAATGTTATCTGGTTTCGCAAATGCTCAAGTTAAACCTGAAGGTTCAGGCGTAACTTTTGACAATGCACAAGAAACTTTCACTGCTAGATATTCGCATGAGACAATTGCTCTTGCGTTCGCGATTACTGAAGAAGCAATCGAGGACAATTTGTACGACAGACTTGCGTCTAGATATACAAAAGCATTAGCAAGATCGATGGCAAACACTAAGCAAGTTAGAGCTGCAAATGTATTAAACAATGCATTCAACGCAAACTTCGCTGGTGGTGATGGAGTAGAACTTTGTTCTGCTGTTCACCCAACGATAGCTGGAACTTTCTCAAATGAATTAGGCACATCAGCTGATCTTAACGAAACATCGTTAGAGCAGTCTTTAATTGATATCGCGGCATTCACTGATGAGAGAGGTCTTAAAGTTGCAGCAAGAGGAGTAAAAATGATTATTCCTTCTGAGCTTCAATTTACTGCTGAGAGATTGATGAAATCTCAAGGTAGAGTTGGAACAGCTGATAATGATATTAACGCAGTAGTATCAATGGGGATGATTCCTCAAGGTTACGTAGTGAACAACTACTTAACTGACACTGATGCGTTCTTCATCAAAACAGATGTACCTAACGGAATGAAAATGTTCGTTAGATCTCCAATTAAGACAGCTATGGAAGGTGACTTCGATACTGGTAACGTTAGATACAAAGCTAGAGAGAGATATTCATTTGGATTCTCAGACCCTAGAGGTATCTTTGGTTCACCTGGTGCGTAATCACTAGATTAACTGAATAACTAAGGGCGGCTCTTGTAGCCGCCCTTTTTTTATGGTAGAAAGATAAAACCCAATGAAAACTTTCCTAATAAATATCCGAGCATACGGCTATCATGCGCGTTTTGAGATGAAGTCTCAAGATGAAGATAAAGCCTTTGAAAATGCACTAGTTGACAAACTAGGACAAAAAGATATAGTATGGGAAAAAGATGGATTTACAAGTAAATCTAAATTGTGGTTAACCTATGAGGAGGTTATAAATGACGAACGTTCAGAACCTTTACACGGAAAAAAGGAGTCTAGAACTGAAGTGGTCGCAGCACTATAATCAAGAGAAAAGATATACTCTTGATATGGTAAGGATTGATGACAAGATTAGACAAGTTATCAGTCATATTAAATTAGCTGAAGCACAAGTTGCTCATCAGACTAATAAGATAGAAGACGCTGCTCCCAACGTTTCTGTAGCTACGTAACATAAAAAACGCTACATCGCTGAAATCGCACTTTCTTGTAAGGTTCTCTTGCACTCTATTCAAAACTAAGCTATAAAATACATACCATACATTAAAAAAACAAAATAAATGTAGACGCGTATGGTCGACATCCCTAGGGACTACATTTATGTATTCTAGGAGGAATATAAAATGGCACAAACTACTTTTTCAGGGCCAATACTAGCCGGTGGTATTAAAAATACTACAGGTACTGTTGTTGGAGAAAATGTTAAAAATACGGGACAAGTTTTAATGGCTCAATCATTTTCACTTGCTTTCGGAACAGAAGGAGCTGCAACTGATACAAACGTTGTAATTCCAGCTAACTCTCAAATAGTAGCTATCGATGTTAACGTAGAAACTGCGTTTAACGATTCAGGTAGTGATTTACTTGAAGTTGGTTCATCAGCTGACACTGACTTATATGTTAACGATGTAAGTATTGCAGCAATTGGTAAGATAGCTTTAGGAACAGCTGCACTATGTGCAAACTGGAAAGACATTGGAACTTCTGATATCAGAATCGGTTTCATCTACAATGGTGCAAACGATGATGCTTCAGCAGGTGCTGCTACAGTAACTATTAGTTATTTGCAGAACAATAATCTTTCATAATAGATAATTAGTGTGGGGTTTCGGCCCCATACTTAAAATAAATTAGGAGAAAAAATATGTCAGGCGGCGGATCATTTTCAAGCGACCAAACAACCTTAAACTTAGCAGTAATCGGAGCTAATACTTTAGCAAGAGCAGGTAGAGCTAGAATTACTTCTATTCAAGCAAAAGGAATAGCAAGTTCTACATTACTTATATACAATGCAGCAACTTCAGGAGCAGCTGGAGCAGGTAATTTAGTAGCTACTTATAATTTTGGAACAGAAGGACTAGAAGTTTATGTTCCAGGTTCAGGAATTTTATTCAAAGAAGGTATTGTTTATAATTTAGCTGGAGCAGGCGGAAGTGCTACTGTAACTATTACAGGAGCGTAGGCTTATGGCCAACACTACTTCAGGAACTACTGTATTCGACAAAACTTTTGCTATTGATGAGATAATAGAAGAAGCTTACGAACGAATAGGTATGCAAGGCGTATCTGGTAATCAGTTACGTATGGCAAGACGTTCTTTAAACATCATGTTTCAAGAATGGGGTAATAGAGGTCTTCATTATTGGGAAGTAGCAAATAATTCATTTACTTTAGTTGATGGTCAAGCAGTTTATACAATGTATAGATCAACAGGTGATGGAACTTCAGATGCTACTGCTGTATATG